CATCTATTGTGACTTGAAGTGGCGCAGTTTCGGGGTATCCATCAACATAAGTTACGCCCTCATATGTACCAGTGAAATTTACGCCGTTCCCAGTGACTAACGGCTCTGATGGATCGGTTAAATCAAAAGATAAATCATCGCGGCTATCGCCTGATGTCAGTGAAAAATCTGTATCGTCTTCTTGATTATAAAAATCACTAACAGCTTGATCCATCATAAATTGGTTAGAAGTATCAGTTGTAGTAACTGGGATATTCGTCAATACACCATCTAGATCGTCATAGCCTGTCGCGGGGGTGACAACCCCAGCTCCATTGCCTGTTGGTGATATTATCTGATCACCCCTTGGGTCAAACTCATCTGGGTCTGTAACCAAACCTACAAAGTCACCAGCCTCATCTACATAGTATTGTGTTCCGCTATCTAAGGAACGTATTTCCAAGCCGCCAGAAGTAAATATAGGTGTAGTTGTCACAACATCTGGCTCACTGCCTATGCCACCTAAACCAACGCCGCCAGCATATGTATCACTGCCAGATCCTGCGCCAGATAAGTCTAATTCTTGGCCAATTTTAATTTGGTCCACATCTGTAATGTTATTCGCGGCTGCTATTTCAGCAACAGACATATTATTGTCTTCTGCGATTTGAGAAAGGGTATTACCAGAAGTGACTGTGTAACTGTTGTCGTTATCGTTGCTTACAGCCGCTCCAGATTGATCGCCATCAAAATCGTAAATGTTTGTGTCAACCCAAGTTTCGAAAGCACCACCAGAATCAAAGAACCCCGGTTCATCATCGTCATCGTCATCGTCATTAGAAGTATCTGCTGTTGTTGAGCTGCTATTACCCCACCCATCATCACCGCCAAATATAAAAAAAGCAGGAACACCGCCCGGTCCTGCAAGTGGTGGCATCCCACCCCTCATCTTCTGCAACATCGCCTCTTCTTCAGGATTGATGTAAGACAGCATGTGAGGCTGACCCATGATTTGAGTTTCTCTTGGGATGTTATCAAACGCAGCCATTGGATTTTCTTCACCCATAACTTCAGGCGTTTTCTCAGGTTTATCGTTCAACCTTGCTTTTGATTTATCGCTTCTAAAATCCCACGCGGCCAATCCCTTGGTGGTTTTTTGCTTTAATCTGTTGGCATTTCTTTGGTTTGGCATTTAATTTATCCCAAATTATCCACTGGATTGCCCTCTGCATCAAAGTATATTGGCAATCCATCTGGCCCTGTCTGGCTGTATCCTTGCAAATACCGCTCATCTGGACCCTCAACAGTCAATGCATTTTCTGTGCGAGCTGTATTAGAAAATTGCTCTGGGCTTAAAATGCTGCCATCTGGCCTTTGATATGCAATAGATCCATCTGCAAGAGTAATTTGCTGGGCCATTACATCAAAGTTTTCGCCAGTCATATATTTACGCATGTATGCTGGCATAAACGCATAACCACCGCCACCGCGAGAATATCGATCATAATCTTCAGAAGTTCCGCGAGTGCCGTAAATGCCTCTGCGCTCATTTTCATCGCGGCCAGCCGTTGAAATGGTAACGTCATCTATTCCATAAACTTGGTTTACAGTAGATCCACTTGCGGCATCATTATATGGCACAAAGTTATCAACAACTTCCTGTACACTACCATCACCCATAGCATAAAAAGATCGACCATCACTTGTGATAAAACCGTTTTCTGTACTCATGCCGTATGGATCTGCATTAGCAGCATCTGACTGAACTCCAAACACTGTTTGGAAACGATCATAATCATTTATACCATCGTTATTTGCGTCTGCGCTGTAAGCTGGATTATCGAATGCTGATAGACTTAAAGTCTGCCCGACTTGCAATTCGTTTGCCCGATCTTCAAGGCCAGCAGCTCTGAGCTGATCAATATCTGTTTGAGTGACGTTAAAACTTGATGCTGGTAGGGATGGCGGCAAAAACGCGCCGATATTATCAGATGATAAAACCTGATCTGCAAACGAGGACATAGTTGAATCATCGAACCCAACGTAATTCCCTTGTGCATCGAATTGTGGTGTGGCTCCCATTTCCAGAGCAGCAACTTGCTGATCAATTATTGATTGCCTGTCAGCTATGCCGCCCGACAACATCTGTTCTCCAATAGCGCCACCAAAAACTGGAACAAACATTCCCGGTAAGAAAGACGCAAAGTAAGCCATATCACTTGGCGGCAAGTCTTCAGTCATTTGCTGCGTAGCTGTTGCTATTGAAATTTCGTCTGCATCCATTCCAGTTGTGTCTATCACATTGTTGCTGGGATCATCAGAAACGCCATAGATGTAATCGCCTGCTGAAGAGTAACCGCCACCTGTCAAAGACGCTCCAGTTTCATCATCAACCAATTGGCCATTGACGTAAGAAGCTCCATCAAAAGGTGTAAGGAAATTAGCCAAATCTTCTCTTGTGCTGTTTTCAACGCCTGTTGCAGTTATTGGGCGTGTTGCAGTTGTAGCAGGCAAAGTTGATGTTCTAGTTGGCTCATTGTCGTTATCATCATTGCTAGTAGTGTTAGCCGCCCCAGAAATAACATTGCCTGTGGATGTTGTTCCACCAGCAGATATTGATGCGCCAGTAGCATCATCTACAAGCTGCCCACCAACATAAGATGCGCCATCGTTTGGCGTAAATATGTTTGCCAGCGTTTCTGTAAAGCTGTTGCTATCGTTGCTGTCATTGTCATTACCGCCGCCGCCGCCGCCGCCGCTATCGCCCCCACCACCAAAACACATTATGCCATCCTCTTCTGTTGTTGTACTGGGGGCTGTGGTGCAGGCTGTGCCGCAACATTCATTTGAGGCTGTGGCATTGCATCTGCAATTGCACTCAGCGCACCCATATCACCCGCGCCCATTCTTTCGCGGATCTCAGCCACTTTATTCATCAAGTATTTGCTCATATCCATAGGAGGCTGGCCCTGTGGCCCTCCTTGCATGGGAGGATTAGGAGGGCCACTTCGTGGACCCTGCTGCGGTAAACCGCCGAACGCAGCAGGATTAATTGGAGGAAGTCTATACTCTGGGTACATTCTTCATCGCCTCCATCTGAATTTTAGCTGCGTTCTTTTCCCTCTCAAGCTGCAACTCTGCTTCTAGCTTGGTGATCTTGGCCTGCATATCTGCTTGCGCCTTGGCCATTTCGATCTCCATATCCTGCCTTGCTTCTGCTTGCTTGATCTGAATGTTTGATTGCGCCTTGGCTTGATCTGATTGAATCTGCGCCTGCGTTCTCGCCTTCAGAGCTTCTGTCTCCAGCTTGGCCAATTCCTGTGCGTATTGCAAAGGATTTCCTTGCTGTCCACCCTTTTGACCCATGCCGCGCAACGCTTCGATCTGCTTCATTTGAGGCGATGCCGCCACAACTTGTGCGGCGCGTTGGCTAATTAAGCGATCTTGCTCTGGATCTACATCGTTAAACTTGATCTTCATATCTTTGAAATCTGGCAGTGGTGGCAGTGGGATATTAACGCTTGCCTCCATGCGCTGACGGTACAGCAATGCGATGTGTTCCGCGATATGCGCGATCAATACAGGCTGCATTGCCTTTGCACCGGGATTGCCTGCCAAAGATGGATCTTGCAGGAACTGCATGTGAACCGCAATGTGCGCGTCATGGTCCTGCTCTGGGAATGCGCGGATTGGCTTGCCATACATCACGCTCATGTTTTCATCGATTGGGTCCATCTGAACCGCCTCTTCAGGCTTCTTCAGGATCTCATCAATGTTTGGAATGCGGATCGCTTCATACATGCGCTTGTATGCTTCGTAAAGATCGTGAAGCTGTGGCGCTGATCTAGACATTTCCAAAACAGCTTGCGCCTGTGCAATGCGCTGGGCTGTTGAGAATATGTTTGGATCTGACACTGGCACGATGTCAATGCGATCATCAAAGTCAGTCCGATAGATAATATCTGCCGCCCCGACCTTTGCAAAGCTAAACTCATCAGGCAAATTCTCTGCGTTCAGGCCAGCCAGAAGTTTAAATTCTTGACCTTGTGCGTAATGCAGGCGCTTGTGAATTGCGCTAAATGCTTTGGAACCCTGCTCAATAAGCGCAACTGTAGAACCAACTGGAGCGTTTGGGTTCACGTCACCAACATTAAGATCAGCAGTGCTGGCAAAACGCTGGCCTGCTTCAACAATGTAACCTAGCAAGCTAAACAGGGAACTGCTTGGTTCCTTGAATGGCAATGGCATAATCGCCTTGTTCACATCATCGACTGTGCTGTCGAGATCCACAAACTCACCGGGGCTGATTTGCATGTCGCCGCCATTAACGCGGCCACGCAGCTTGAAGCCACCCTGCATGTTGGCAAATGCTGCACTGTCGAGAAGGGCGCGAAGCGAACCAGTCGCTGCTTTGCCCAAACCGCCGATCATGTGGTACAGGCCAAAGCCATAGAAGCCTAGACCGGGCAGGAACTTATAGCTCACAAACCAGTCACGGCGCTTTTTCATCTCATCATCTTGCTTCCAGTTGCGTCGAACACTGACAACGCGCTGGTTTTCATAATCGATTGTGATGACATATGGGATGGCGACAGCGTTTTCGTCTGCCTCATCGCTATCCATTTCTTGACCATCGATGCCTTCGAACAAGTCATAGACGTGCATTTCGAGCAGCGTCATTACATCGTCTTGGCTGTTATCGCTGTATTCATCAACGCCTTCGATCTCTCCGATCACGTCATCGATGGGATCTACGCTGTCGCCAATGTAGGCTGTCGGGAGATAGTAACCGTTTTTAACATATCGATTGAAGTCATTCTTCGGCATACGAATGACGTGCGTATATCGCGGCGAGGTGTAGAGATCCTTGCTTTCTGGGGCGACTACAAAGTCTTCAGCCTTTACGAATTGGCTGCACTGCCGATCCATGTTTGCATCCCACCAGACTTTCTTGAAGGTGTGGCCGATCAGTGGGAGGTGAAACAGCATTTGGTCTAGATCAGGGAAATACTCAGGCATTTCCTGCGTGATCTGATAGTTCATAAACTCGCGCACCCTGCGAGCTTGCTCTTCCATTTTTTCGTCTGGCTCGCCAATGATGACAGATTTGACTGGACCGCCTGATGGGTACAACTCCGCAACAGCGCGAGCGTTAAACTGGGTTGCTGCCTCTGCGATCATTGGGTGGATGACGATGGACAGACCGCGAGTTGCGCGTTCATCTTCGCTTTCATCAAGGCCACCGTCTGGATCTAGCGTCTTCAAGCCTTGCTTGTAGCGGTTTTCCCATTCGGATCTGGCTTCTTTGTCGTTTTCAAAAAAGCCAATCAGCTCCTGCGCTTTTCGCGCCAGCTCTCTTTCGTCAATTGTTTCCGCAAGGTTTTGATCAAACTCTGCATCTTCCAATTCATCCATCATGTCCAACTCTGGATCGCCAATAAGAACATCGCCGTCTGGAAGTTGTTCGACCATTAGATCGTCTGATGGAGCGCCTTCAGCAAACGGGATAATGTTTTCTGGTTCAGCCATAGAGCGTCATCCTTCTTGTTTCTACAAAATCGTCATCATCTGGATCTTCACTATGACCCACAAACCATCCTTTTCGCAACCGTAGCCAAGCCTGTGTGCATGTATCAACAACATCATCATTGGGATGTGCTGGGAACGCCGCGCATATATCAATTAAATCTTTAGCCCATTTTCTGCTGGAAGGGAAGAAAATCCTTCCATCCTCCAAAAGTGCGGAGCTGGCATG